TCATAAGCCTCGATATACTTTCTAAGGTCAACAGTGCCGACCATTTCTAATGGATCAACTACTATCACATTTCTATCATCTAGGAATCTCTGTGTAATTTTAACCTTCATCTTTAATCCCCTTCTATAAAGATTTTCTTATTAATACAATCAAGAACACTACGCCAACTGTCAATAGAAACAATAAGAATATAAGCATAGCTTGTAGCAGAATATGTGTTTGTTCTATGGACATACTATTGATAAAATTTAGAAACAACGTCTTCCCCCTCTATTCTGTCATCTGGTTAATCTCGAATACCTGACTTTCTATCTCCGTATTGATACGTTGGTCAACGTCTATCGTGTTCTTGTCCAGCAGTTTTAAGAACTCGTCCTGCATCTGCGACTTGATAAGATAAAACGCCTTCTCTTTTATGCTCTTTTTATCTTCATATGTCAAAGACCGACTTTGCTTTATCTCATAAACCATTGTCTGATTCAAGTCCTGAACAACACTGATCGTTATCTTAGCAAGCTGATCAAGTGCCATCTTGACCTGCTCATTCTTTAGCTTGGTCTTGAGCAACAACAAAACATGCCCGCCAATCAAGCTTAATCCCGCTATGGCTATCGGCACAACGACCTCTGTGATAATATTTAACACTATGTTATTCATAAGCTATCCCCTTCTTTTATAAAATCTAAGATTTAGCGTCCTCAAACGTTATAGGAATGAGGACGCAACGACAAAAGGGTGTAACGGCGGATGCGAAATATTTTCATACTTAAACACCAACGTCTTTAGCTTACCTTCTACCATAACAGTCAATGACCCATGCTGATCAAAGTAATTCGTGCCAACTGGTATACGCTTTCCGTGCATAGATGCGCAGAAAGGACATCGCCTTTCATCTCTAGCAGTAAGCCACTCTTTACTTTTCACAACCCCGCTCTGAATATAAGACCGTTCCGCACCTTCATTTTGCGCCCATATCGTTTCCGTCCTAGCTATCCGTATAGCTCTATATTTGCTCATATCTTTGTAGAATTGACGGATGCGTTTCTCAAGCTGATAAGGTCCCTCTTGCTCTGCTATGCTATCATTGAAGATAACATGCAACCATTCACGAGTTTTTGTAACCACCGTATCTGCAAATAGGTTTGATCTATTCCAGATAGCTTCTGACACATTCGGATCATGCACGTTAAAGCTGATACCGACTTCCAACGCTTCAAGCTCTATATTACCCCAGTTAGACATAGCGTCTGGAAGCGTCAACTGACCGAACTCGTTATAAATGATTCGGTACTTTTCCCAATCTATCATGTAATCCTCAATACTTTTCGACTTGAACGCCAGTATAGCATGACTAAGCTCATCAGCTTGACTTGAGAACGTCTCTCTCAGCATTTCCCTATACTTACGCTCATAAGGCAAAGCAGACGCTCTGAACCTATCCTCACGATTCCTGAGAGCCATCTTGATAGCGTAGTCCGCTATGTATTTATTGAGTATGGGGTTTGCTTGTAATGCTAAGTTCATAAGTCATTCCAGTTAAAAATAAGTGTAATACCATATTAGCGTCATCTATAAATACCGTACCTATATAAAACGGCTCAATATCATCATCATTGTCAATCGGATGTCCTGTTCCCGCTAATCTAAAGTGCATTGTTTTCATTTCCGTTTCTTCTGGATCAACTAAAGCCCATATACAAGGTATTCCACGCTGAAAATTCCAACATAACACCTTTGCTTTTATCGGCATTTCTATTACAAACTCGTCTGCAATATCAAATGAATATTTATAAACTTTTCTCATGCTATCCCCTTCTTGCTAAGTTCATTATATGTCTATAAACTCTTGGTTTTCTGCGTAAACAGATGCGTCTTTTGATTGTTTTATTTCATTCTTTGTGTTATATAGCCTTACGACATTTAAGACAACCCTTTCCCAATAAACTCTATTTTGATTATTGCTAATGATCTTATTTTTTTGTAATCGCTTTATCATAACCCAATAATATAAAATACCAAGCGAAAGCCCTATAATAATCGTAATCAATAATATGTTCATTCTTCCAGCCCCTTCTTCACGCCCTTAGCAAAATCTTCCCCCTGCTGTTGTGGCGTCTGTCCTGCTTGCGTTATTGGTGTCATTGTTGATGGAATGTAGTTTATATCTCCACCGTCAACAGGCTCAAGTTCCATCTCTGCTCTTATCTCATTGATATTCTTGATTCCTGCTTGGAAATAACCCGTATGTAGCTTCATCTCTGCAAGTTCATCTTCGGGTATGCAATCCTCATACACAAAGAAAGCCGATTGCTTTTTTAAATCTGCATACATGGGAATAAGCCAAGAGTTTAGCGTTGACTGTATCATCTGGAGCTTGGGATATATGCAATGCTGTAAAAACTGTGTATCTTGCCTATCCTGAACCGCCCTATTGCTTCCGCTCATTTCTACCAAAGATAACGGCACTTGGTATGCGTTGAATATAAACTCACGAAAACCTTTAAGGTTGTCAAGAAACGGCAAATCCTTCGCAGAGGACGGTATTTCTGTTAGCTTCGCTCCGTTATCAAGCACCATAACCTGATCAGCTTTGGTGTTTCCTGACCTGAACTGAGCAAAGGCTTCCTTCATCTGCTTTTTTTGTTCTTCTGTAAAGTTCCCCTTGTCAATCGCAGTTTCAACGTATATCTGACTGCCATACTTATTTTTTGCAAAATCATAAAGCAAGTCTTTGAGTTTACCTGCGATATTATACTCCGCTATCACGCTTTCAAGAGGGCTCATGCCATACATCCAGTTATCACCATCTACACGAGGATTTACATAAGAAAATGGGATAACTTGCCATGACTTATAAGACGTTTTACCAATATCATAGCTTTCGATTGCTCTAAACAAATCATTGCCATACTTATCTTTACCTTTGTTTTCTTTTATAACTACCGACTCAGTAGGTAAAAGATGTAATTCTAATGGTTCAGATTTATCTGTCAATCGTGGAACGTACCAATACGAATTACCACAAAGACATTTCTGAAACTCCGACTGCGCCATAAACTTGAATCCGTCAATATAATTATTCACGTTATTAAGCAAGTCAAGAACTGCATGGCTTTCAATCTCTTGCATATCATCAGCACTCTTGAGTTTGTTAGCGACGCCCGACTTATTACTTATGAAATAATCTTTTTGCCTTTTAGTAAGCTTCTGACCGGAACGAGTTGGCTTATTTGAAATCAATTTCAAGTTCTGGCTTGCAACGGAATTGCTGATAAACGCAGACGCAGAATAGACAGCTCCTTGACCTGCCTTTATCAATGATACTCTGTTAGTTCCCGATATATTATACCCAAAAAATGTGTCTATGGCTTCATTGATAGAAACCAACAATCGCCTATCATTTATCGGAGTAAATTCTTTTTTCCAAAATCGCCATTTCATATTGTCACCATATCGTTATCGCAGCGCCGGTTGGCTTCGTAGCCACAGCATATCTGTTAGTATCCATTCCGTCATCTTTTTCTTTAATCATATCTTCTTTGGCTTTGTTTGTCCAAATATAAGTTGGGAACTCGTCAACCGTTGATGCTGGACTTTTCTCCATTACTAGTCGCATATCACGCTCAACCGTACAATCCCGAAAGTAAAATATCTGATCATGTTCAAAGAGATCGTAAAGTATCTGTTGACCCGTAGCCCTATCTTTATATGCGTTCTGTGTTATCAGTTCGTTCTCTCTTAGTGTTGCTTGATCTTCCGCATCATGATCGCAAATAATAGCTGGCTGAATACCATCTAATTGATTAAATTGCTTTATCTGTGCCGAATGAGTCTTAACTGTTCTTCGACTGTAATATATTTCACGGTATAAATACCATTTATCTGATGGAGAAACAGCCCACCAATGACACACAAAAGGATGATCGAACCCAAAATCAATAGCTACAACCCTTCTCCAGTCCTTTGGGATCTCAAAAGGCTCAATAATATGCTTTTGTGGATCAAACGGATATACAAGACCTTCAAATGATGCCCATTCACCATCAACATATCGTAACCTGAAAACACCTGTCAGTTGATCAAGTATTGCTTGATAATTTGCTGGTACGTCTGGCAATATACATGCCTTGATTCTTTTGTAGTTTTCTAATTTTTTAACAACAAATCGCTGATATAAGAAATATCCGGGAGATGCAGGATTGCAAACTAACATTAGTTGTCTAAAAGGTACGTTTGGCAACCTCATACATCGCAGTAACTTTTCGTCAAACGCATCTTCATCAATCTCAGTAGCTTCTTCAACCCCTATAAACCCATATTCTCTTGATGCTAGTTTGTTTACTTCGTCATTCGAGTCAAGCCCCGCTCCAAAAAACTCCGTGCCGTTATTGATCTTACGGTACAACTTTTGATCATTATGTGCAACTACAATCTCAGGAGGTAAAAGTTTGTCAATAAACCATTTCCAGAGAGTAGCTTCAAGGTCAACCCTTTTCCGTCTTACCAATCCAATACAATTATTTGGATAGATAAGACCAAGATACATGGCTTTGGCAGCCATAACGTGAGTCTTACCAGAGAACCATCCACCATCATGTAATAGCATTGGGGAAGTGTCCTCAAAGGCTCTTGCCTGTGGCTCTGTACGTGCTGAAAATAAATTTATATCAATCATTGTTTCGGGAACTTGCTAACGTCCACGCCCTCTACAATAAACCGAAAGGTATTATCTGTTGTGGCATTTAGATCAATCTCTTGTTTAGCTCCGACTATTTCCTTACTTGCGTTTAATCGGACCTGGTCGTTTTCGGCAGTGCGCATAAGATTTACTTGCGTTTGTCTTGCCTCAATAATTGCTTGTTTTCTAATGTCCTCTGCTTCCCTCACGAATTCATTAAGTCGCTCTTGAATAGCATCCCGACATCTTCCCGCTACTTTCCATGCTTCTTTGTAAGGATCACCCTTGTACCCAACTTGACGATATGCTTCTATCTGAGTCATTCCAGAACAATATAAATCAACAAACTTCTGCTGTATTGTTGATAATTTTTTTTTTGAGATTCAGTATTTTTCATAGTTAAAAATGGACAAAAAAAAGACGTCTGTTAAAAGAGATAATTATATTAAATAACTACAATCTTTAATCAGACGTCTAAAAAGAATACCTTATCGGTACGGTTATATATGGCAGATTTTTCTACGGTTCTGCCAAACCGTTGTTTCAAATTGTCAAATTAATGGTAGTTTTATTATTAACGAAAAACTACCAAAAACGCTCTTAAACATCCGTCCATGCTAAGATTTTACTAATTTATTTATTTTAATATATGCTCTCTCTTGATCGGTGGTCAAACCACTTATGACGGATCGTGTGTTGGGTAATGCCAGCCTCTTTCCTCATAAACTCAGTCCAACACCATGAATTTATGACTTTATCCTCAGAAGCCGAGAGCTTCGGCATATTTTTGGCAAGTTAAGTGCTGATTGTTCAGACATCAAAGCACAATCAGCAAAGCTTTTGTTTTTGTATATTATATATCTTACAACTTAAAAACAATAAAGTCAAGAATTATTTCACTTTACCAAATGAAAATTCACCTAATCGCTTTTTATTTGCCTAATTTCTGCCTTGTAATAGCCTGTATCAGCTTGAAATAGATTAAACCAGAATGAAGATAAGAAACATTGAAATGCAAGCTAACTCAAGCTAAACTAGACTAAACAGTAACAGACTAAACTATAGTTAAGTGTTCTCATAACCCAGAGGTCGTAGGTTCAAATCCTACCCCCGCAACCAATACAAAGCCAAGTCATAGCAACCTTTCAAGCTGACTTGGCTTTTTCTTTGTTTTAACTCACAACGCTAATTTCTGCCTTATTTCTGCCTTAGAACATTCTACCCGAATGGTATATTGATATTTTCCAAATACCAAAATTCCTCTAGGGATTCCTGTTCTTCTTTTAGAATCATAATCCAAACAGGACAATCTTCACATGATTCCAATGCGCATTCATCACATTTATTCATCTTTATCACCTATGCAGATTTAACCTGTTCTTTATTCTCTACAACCTGAATCTCAATCGCCCTGCCATAAGGCAATCGTAACACCTGTTTCTTGCTATGCTCCTCAGATAAATGAGCATATTGCAAAGTCGTTTCAAAGCTCTGGTGTCCCATAAGTTCTTGAACGTCACGCAATGGCACGCCAGCCATAACCAACTGACTTGCAAAGGTATGCCTGAATGTATGCAATGTCACATCTTTTAATCCAGCGTTTAATACAATTCTTTGTAACGTCCTATCAACGTTATCAGATATACGTTTACCTTGATAAGTAAAGACATATTCGCACTCAAAACCTAAAGCATTTTGTAATTTCAGATGGTTACTTAGTGTACTATACAGCATTGGTGTCATCTGTAAAGTCCTTGACTTATAGTTTTTCGTGTGCCAATCTTCTTTTGACTGGATGGTAACTGTCTGCATACGAAAGTCAATATCAAACCACTGTAAGTTGAGTAATTCTGATTTACGCATACCTGTATGTAACGCTGTCATTATCATGGGATAGATATAAGATTCTCGTGCTGACTCAAGAATCAAGGCGATTTCGTCCTCATTCAAGAATCGAGGTAGATTCTTTGTCACCTTCATCTTTTCTATGCCGGTGACAACATTCCTATCAGTATATTTCCACCTGATAGCCATTTTCAAGATATGCGATAGATTCATTAATTCGTTATTGATAGTCCTTGAGCTTGCTTTATCTCTATAACGTTTTTGCTTATATTCGTCTACCATTTGTGGTGTTAGCAGATGAATATAAGTATTGGCAAAATAAGGGATGAGATGTTTTTCTATCCTTACTTTATCCGTATAAAAAGTTGATTTTGCTTTGTTCGCCTTTGCATATTCAAGATACACTTTAATCAATTCAGTAAACGTGATATTCTTTGTCTCACGGATGCCCCACTTGCCTTCGATAATCTCACTTTGTATTTGCCTATGAACTTGCTCCGCTTGTTTTTTAGTGCCAACAGTCTTAACAAACCTTTTGTCATTCGGCAAATACAAATCCACAACCCATTTGTCTCCCCTTCTACGCACCGACATTACTTTGCTCCTTTGCTCCTAAGCCATGCAATTATCTCAGTTTCCTGAAAGCGAATTAACCTCTCTATTTTTATGTGAGGGATTTTCGATTCACGTACAAGATAATACACACATGACTTTTTGATATTAAGAAGCCGACTTACATCGTCAGGCGTTAATAAACGTCCAAGTCCTGCTATGCCTTCAAGAGTATCATAATTGATTACGCTCATATTGTCAAGCGCCTCCTATTCTGCGCATCGGTTTTAAGAATTCTTTCCCATAGTTGCGCTCTTTCAGTGAGTCTATTTGAAGCCGAAATCCGCCCCTGTTCCGCTTTAAGTCCTGCATTTCGTGTCAAAACCCTGATACGGATCTCGATTTCTAAAATGTTTTTAGGGTAAATAAAACGTTGCTTATTTCTATCTTCATTTGTCGCAATAATGCGTAGAGCTTGTCTTAGTCTCATTTACATCTCCTTTTCAATGTTTCAATTTCCTCACATTTCGCAATTAGTAACTCATGGTCTTGCTTCCAATCCTTCTGTAGCCTTGCCAGACGTTTTTCTAGCCTTTCTACTACTTCATACCCGCCATTGACCTCAGCGTCAACCTGACGCCTTCTGGACGGCCTTTGTAGTGCTTTCAATTCTTTTTCATCTTTGACTTTATAGCTCATGTCTTTTCCCCTTCCTATCACGTCTATCAAGAATCTGCTGAATCCGTTTTGGGTCAATTACTGGAATGAGATTGTTTTTCAATTCAGCTAATCTATTTAATTGCGATTTTTCAAACATAAAATTATCATAACCGTTTTGATTGTGGTTTTTTATGTCTCTTTCAAGAACCATACGTTCAGCATTATCCACCATAGCCTTGATAAGTAGCCCATCTCTAGTAAGTCTATGTGGCGATTGATATTTATTTATGATATAATCCCACCAATCAGCACCATGATTTATAAACTCATTACGCATGGTCTTATTCGATAACAGATACTTCCTGAAATCTTTTAGCAAGTTAAATTGTTTTATTAGATGATATTTTCCTCTCATTTATTCCTCACTTCTGGCGGATCTACCTTTATCCAAGTCGCATCAATCCAGTTATCATCAATTATTGACTCCCCATACTGACATTTAGCGTAGAAGTATTTTCCATGTTTAACAATTTGATAACAGCCTATGACCTGATTGTGTTTAATATGCCACCACCACCCTTCCGAATCAGGTTTAGGTAATTCTTTTGGCTTATATTCTTTTATAGCCTTAGTAACAGCCTCAATCGCATCATCCCATCCAGCCCGATAATCGCCAGAATGTGTGCGTCTGTCTCTATCAAGTGAATCGTCAACCTTCTGGATTAAGTCAATAAAATCTTCACACATCAATATATCCCTCCTTTTCATTATAAATTCTTATTAAATCCCATTCTAACACCTCATCATCTTGGAGATACTCACTAAAATCAATGGCATGGTTTATGAATTCAATCGCTTTATCATAGTCTTTCCGTTCCCATGCCTTATAAGCTATCTCCCGGAACTTGAATACTTTCTCTCTATTCGATAGTTTCTTGTTTTTGTAGATGATCGTAAAATCATTCATTTTTGTTTTTTCTTTTCATTTTCTTTGAATACAACCTTCCGTCCTTGCTTACCTGTAGTATCGCTGATTATTTCTCTGCCTTCACCAAAGGAATCAATCACGCGTTCTTGTATAGCCTTTGGTATATTACTCCTTCCCATGCGATAACGCATGATGTTTAGCACACAACACCTGTAAGTCACTGTCAAGCTCCGCCTCTAGCCGCTCATAATTACGATGGTGCACATGCAGGTGTAAGTCCATGCTTTGACATCCTGCGACTTGGCAATGATAGCCAGCGGATCGGATAGCCTTTGCACGTCTACTTTTCCATAAGTCAGTATGCAAATATTCTATGTAATTCATGTCCTCAAAGACTATCTTACTCATTGCTTACACCTAAAAAGGTATTTCAGCTTCTGATTTATCCATAACTGGAATATCATCTATTTTATCAGTCAGGAAGTCAATCCATCCCTGCTCATAGTCAGTAATTTGTATTTCCTCAAATGGATCAAGACCGATGTTTTTTTTCCAGAAGATAACATCCTCAATCCATTCACCATCAGAGCGATTCATGTCTTTATAAGCCCATGCCAATTTTGCACCATCTTTATCAGTTGGTATCATCCTATCGTCTCTCATTATGCGTTTCCGTCTCATATCATCCATAATACGCATACAGATACGTTCTCGAGTCTCTTTGTTTACATATTCTACCAACACACCCCAACGACACCCTTCTTTGCTCTGGAATACGTCACCTACATTCATCCCTTAACCCCCTCTATGAATTGCTCATAAGTGTAATCACCATTGAGCTTCATTGAATTCAAATCTTGCTCGTCGTGCTTCTTGATAAGCTATTTCAATCCGTTCTTCTGATATTAAGTTATAATTATCTTGTGGATGACATTTTATCTCTTCACAAAAACCATGTGGCACAACAGAAAAATTATGACATATAGGACATTCAATCCATTGTGCAACATTATCATTCCAGTCATCCTCATATTCCAAGTCATGGAATAACAAGTACATATCTAATGGATTATCTGTTATATAATCTTCATTAATATTGTTGAAGATATTTTTTACCTTACTTTCTAAAGGAATATTTCCCATTAATATAAGCACATTTTCACCAGATAACTCTTTTAGTTCCTTACATAACCTTACTGAAATATCATCAAATGCTAATCGAGTTGGTTTTATCTCTACCCAATATTTCTGCTTCGGCAACCAGAAGTCTGGTAAATACCGACCAGATGGTAACTCAAAACCTTCTTTTTCATACTCATATTTTATACCAAGTTCATCAAAGAAAACCGCCCATCTAGCCTCTAATCTGCTTCTAAAGCGATACCCATTATAAACCGTCTCAATAGCCTTTATTTCATTCATTACTTACTCCTTTACAATATTCATTAAACGCTTCAACTGACATATCAGGTATTAATCTTATATTCTTTTCAGGATAGGCATTGAATATCTCATTAATTGTCATTGTTGATAGTTCTGTGGCACGCTTTAACAACTTCAAATACTCATCTTTGTCAATACAATGTTTTAGACCTTCATCAATTCTTGCAAGTTCTCTATCCTTATCCTTCTTGATTTCTTCTTCTGTCTGTGTATGCCCATTCCCGCCATTAGTTTTATTATAAAGTCGCTCATAATCTCGTAATCCATTCATAATCCAGACGGGAAGATTCTTATAAAATACCCCTTGCCTTTTTGCGTTCTTAACGACATTCTCAATCTGTTCCTCAGAGAATCCACCGATAAATACGAAATCATCATATAGGAATGAATTATTTAGATTTCCGAATATCTTGAAGATTATGTTTTGTGCTTTCTTTTTCAATAAATCCCTATCATCTTCTTCATCAGCAACCTTTGGTTTTTCTTGCTCTTTTATATTTTGAGATAACCCTTTAGATGAAGATGATAATTCAATAGATTGATCAGAAGATAAGATCATAGGATCGGGTAAACCACGTTTACTGGTCTGGTTAATGACGTTTACTGGTGGCGGTAAACCACGTTTACTGGTCTGGTTAATGACGTTTACTGGTAATTCTGGATTACTGGTAATCTCTGTTGACTGGTAAACCACGTTTACTGGTTCATATAATCCGAAATGTAGATTTAATGTATATATAGTCTGGATTCCAATCTTCTTTTGAGTTGTAATTATTTGCTTATTTTCTAGTTCTTTTATGGCATGTATAATAGCAGGTTTTGAGTATCCAGTAATGGTATGCAATGTGTCTATTGAATACCAAAAAGAATGAGTTTTGTGATCTTCAATTTTCTGGAATAAAAACCATAATAATTTTGAAGGATCGGATAATTCTGATAATGTTTTGTCATACACTTTTTTACTCATTTAATGCCCTTTCATGTAGTAAGGGGCTGTTGACTCTACATGATGCGTTGGGTTAGTACGCAGTCAACAGCTACCCATTAAAGAAGGGGATCAGCCTTCTCTTTTAGTCTCTTGATAACTCTAGCCTTATAGTAACCGTACTTACATTTGGGGCATCCTTTAATGATCACTCCTCTCGGTTTCCAAGTATGCCCACATTTGCCACATTTCAACATTTTTGTTTTTTGAGTCGTTATTTTAATATCCATACCATGGATTATAACCTATATCCGTAAAAATGTCAACCCTAAAGTAAAGAGTTTATTTTTTCCTGATACTCTTTCTTTCGCTTTTCTCTTGTGGCATCGTCCTCGATATTCCCTTCAAGCTCTACTTCAGTGATGCAGTCGTCAAGCAGTTTCAGCAGTTGCACACTGGCACCTGATGCAATCAAACCCTTGCCTTCTTCAAGCAGTTACAAGCCTCCACAAAATCATACTGTTGTGAGATTGTAAGCCCTTTAGATGCCCACATATCAAAGTCTATACCATTGCTAGACATTTTTATATCTCCTCTTTAACACAATCAAAATAACCATAAACAATCCTGCCAAACCAAAACAAAGCACTTGTGATGGCTCAGGAACTACGTTGACATTCTCAGGATATGGCATAACCTCACACTTGCGATAATAGCCATTTGCAGAATTATAGAATTCAGTTGTATCACTTATGATAACCGAATCATCATAAGTGATTTTGCTATCATTCATTGTCGTAGCCATTGCTGACGCCGTGAATACTAGAACCATTAGAATCAATACTATTTTCATAACTAATCCTTTATAAAAACCATTTGTGAAACCAACTCTATAGGCACTTCTATTATTGGTAGAAATGGTTGTGGAATATTATATTTTTCATTGTGATAATTCAACACTTTGTTACACCTAAATTCAACACAATACACTTGATTATTAGAATTGTACGCTATTGTATGAACCGAAAATGGAATATACTCACCATAACAATCTTTCATATAGTATGTTTCATCAAGGATTATTTCCTCTAGCCTACGAACAAGTCTTAAACCCATCTCGTTATCCTCCATCAACTTGTAGGACACCCACCACTATTTACCGTTAAGACACCCAGGACGCCATCTGAATTAAACTCCTTATTAATTCTTTGAGCAATTTTTCTACCATAGACCATTTGACATTTTTCTATTGTACTTATTTCGTTAAGCAATTCTGATGGAACGTAGTCTATGTCATGAAGATAGTTGAATAAATCGCAATCTAACGCCATGACATCAATAAAAGTAACCATCTTGTTTTTATAAAATGGATATATTCTAGGTGCATTTTTTCCATTTTGCAAATTGCTTATTTCAACATTGATACTGTTTATAAGGTTAATCCATTCTATGTTATTCATTTGCTAGCTCCCTTCCAATTTTCTCTATATTTCATAATTTTCCTCCCATAAATGCCATCGAGTATTGCACTCAAAGCTACGATAAAATACTCAATGATTAACATCGGGATAAGAAACAGTATGCAAACGAAATAAGCTAAGATTCGCATGTCATTACCTCTTTTACAACAATCTCAAACTCTTGCCCTATCTTGCTTTTATAATACTCTAACTTATTACCCATCTTGCTATACTCAGGACGTAATGTGCAAAATGGGATTCCTTTATTGCCAAGAAACACTAACTGGATAAGATTCCCCGACTTTGGTAATTGGTAATAATCAAATCTTTCCACTTTCTCAAGTACTTCTTTATATTCAAATCCAGTATAATCACGCTTGTCAATATATTTAGTATCATACTCAAGTAAGTCAGGATTATTTTGCACGTCTTTTGCAGGCAATAGCCGAATTGCGATTAACTCTGCCGTTATTTGACCCCATAACTTTGGATAACTATGCGAGAATGGTATTTGATTCATTCCGTCCCCTTCTTTATAACAACCACATTTGTTTAGGCATATCAAATACTTTATTGTAATTTCGATTTTGCCTGTTCAACCAGTTACCTTTTGATACTTTATGGTCTATCTTTGCCCCTATCGCTTTAAGAGAACTTCCGCTTTCGTTATCAAGTGTATAAGTAATAATTCTCGTATATCCCATTAATTGGGCTATACGTTTCATTCTGGCATAAATCTGAGAGCAAGCATTAGTCTTATCTGGAAGTACGCACACCCTTGTTATCTCAATAGTTAGACCATCCATCTGTTTTCTTGCTATCGGATTGCCAGCAATGCCAACCCCAATGAGTAGGTCATCTTCAAATAAACCTACTCTAAACTTATCAGCAACAGGAGCAGAATTATGACGATGATTATTATTTATAAAACTCTTTGCCAATTCACGACTAATTGGGCGAAACTCTTTCATCACATATCACCTTCTTTGCGTCAGTATTGATGCCTTTCAACGCAACCTTTTGTCCACTAAATACCGCCTCGTCAATCAATTCATTGTATGCTTTAATGATTGCTTCGATAGGATAATTCAAAGCATTTGCATAATCTAGCCATGATGGATTTCGTCCTTTCCTTTTATGACTATATAGAAACAATAGAGCTTCTTTCACTTCATCATCATCACGATAGAATGAAACTTCCCTAACCTTAAATTCATTATCCATTCTGTACCTTCTTTGCATCAGTGTTGATACCTTTACTTTCAAGTTCATTCATGAATTTAGACTGGCAATCAGCATACCAACAATCAGCCCTTGCTTGACGTTCTTCAAGGCTAGAATGAGTTTCCATAGCTTTCTTTCCAGCTTCTATTAAAGCATCAGGATATTCCCACCAACATCTTGTATATACTCTCATTTTATTCCACCCGTCCTTTTAATAAGTTCCGTTTCAAGCTCAAGCATTTCAGTCTTTGCGAAGATGTAAACCCCCGCAGGATAATTACCATCGTCATCATAAAGGAAGTCCGCATCCTGTTTTATCCACTACCATGTTCTAATTGCCAAAGATAAGGTTTTGATATACCTATTTGTTTAGCACACTGAGAAATATTCCAACCCTTTAATTCTCGATAGTGTTTGATATTTTCTCTAAAGTTTTCCATATTAAGCATAATTATCACACTCTCCTCAAATAAATCCGCATCCTCAACGTCTCGTGTCAAGGACGCAGATTGCAAGTTAATTAGCCATCGCCATCGCCATAGCCATCGCCATAGCCAGAGCCAGAGCCATCGCCAGAGCCATCGCTAATTTTGTTTATGCCTTCCATACAGGAACTCCTTTGATGCTTTGTTCTGCTTTTGCAGTACATGGAATAATCTCGATTGCTTGAGTTAAAGTATCTTTTGGCATTTCAACAGGGAATTTACATTCTTTTGGACATGAAACACCATCAACTGCTAACTATGATAAACTTGCTGCGCCTTTCCAGTACCAAAGTCGTCTTACGTTTGCAAGTTCTACTTCTTGACCTGAACGTTTAATTAAATTACCTGCAAAAACGCCAGCGCTGTGCGTACGAACAATTACATAATTATCTGTAATTTCTGTGTTTTTAGGCACATATTCAATTCCATTTATTATTATGACGTTATCTTTTTCCATCATTATTTATCCTTTCAAAATTGTTGTGATTGGCACTACTCATTTATCTGAATAGTGCCTCAAAATTAAATATTCTAAAAACAACTACGTTTTCTTGATAACCACCCCCCTTGACGAGAGTTAGGGGTAAGGAGAATCTATACTTTTTCCCCAACATTCAAATCCCAACACTCCGCACATACCCAATCATTCATAATCCGTGAAAACTGCCGCGCAATTTTACCGCACTTACATTTGTGAATCTGCCCTGCGTTCCCTAGCCGTGCCACAGTAGCCTCATGTAACAATGTAGCCTTTTCTGTGCCTATGCGATAGCGCCCAGATAGCCATAACAGCCCAGAATCAGTTATCTTATATATGCACGTTTCATAGATATTGCGAATGTGTGCATAATCGGCAGTAATGATAAGATTGTCACCGACTTCATTTCTTATAAACATGGTAAAATAACTCCCTTGTAGCCTTTATATCTGACACAGGGTTATGTGCTTCAAGCTCACTGAATCAATGCGTGACGGTTTGGATCAAGCCCAGAAGTCTCTGTATCAAACCATAGGCTTTTTTTGCTCATCTTCTCACCTCAGATAACCGTGCCTGCTCTCACAAGCACGGAATGTTGTTATTCGTTTTCTCTACCTTCAAAAGCTAACTCTCGCTCAATTTCCTCTTGAGACGCTTCTTTTGTTTCAACTTGCTTTTGTGATTCCAGATATGCAGATACATCATTCTTTAACTGGGTAATAGCCTCCACGTTGCCCGCTGTGGCTTCAGTTAGTAGTGTGGCTATATCACCCGCCTGTTGCACGTATTCGTCAAGCTGTGGCACGCTGAAACCTGTTGACGTGGATAATAACTCTAAGGTCAACTGTCGTTTTCGAGTTGCGAACAATTCAAGGATAGACTCTTTATTCTCATTGGCTTCATAAGCCTTCTTGTTTTTAACCCATTTATCATTGAGTTCTTTCAACGTCTTGATGGTATCAAGATTCGATTTCAATGCTTCAAGAGCGGTTGGCTTATGTTGCGTTGTTTGCTTTTCCAGAATATCAATAGCTTTCTGAAAATCATCTTCCGTCCAATCCTTCGTAATTGCCTTGCCGATATTATCAACTTGCCATTTGTGGCGTTCAGCTTCATTGCCACTTGCAAACTTGAAATATTTAGCTGTCAAAGTTTCAAGTGTTGACTTTGGCTTATCCTTGCCTTTATCATCACCTTGCTTTTTACCATCAACATCATCATCAATAGCTATGTCCAGTAGCCCGCCTATATGATAGCGTCTTAGGTACGCCATCACTGCCCCAAATATCTGTATCGGAGTCACTTTGGCGTTGCCCTTGTCATTCAATGATACCGTCAAGTACTCATCCATACAGGTTTTTGTTGGCTTCATTTGACCAGATTCATGTATCAATTCCGTAACTAAATATGTTCTATCGTTTTCATATTCGTGATGGTGCATGATCACTAATCCGTTATCGCTGAGAGCATCTTTCGTGGCGTTTATGATAGCATCCAGCGTCACATATTTAGTGTTCAAGAAAGGATTTTTTCCGTCCTTTGTGATAGGCTTAAATCCTTTTTTAGCCTTGCATAAAGCTTTAATAAGCTCCGATATTTCACTTGAATTATATACTCCCTTTTCCTCTGCCATCTTTCCCCTAACTCCCTCATATAATAGAGACGCCCCGAAGAGCGCCCCAAGTAATTCATTTACACAATAATTGTTAATGGTTAGCACTCGTAAAAACTACCGACTTTTCGTCAGTAGTTTATCTAAATATTTCAGATTCAATATCTTGAGCAGGATAAAGCAATTTCTCAAGTTCCTGCTTTGCCTTATCAATTTCATTCAAAATAACCCATAATTTCATTCTATCTGTTTTCTCTTCACCTAAGTCGCTAATCACTATCCTGATGTTCTTATAAGCCTCGTCAAGCGATTCATTTGCCTTTTCCAGAAGTTCTCTTGTCTCTATGTTCATCTTTTGCCTCCTTCTGATTCCATTCACGAATCTTGTCTAACTCCTTGTCAATCTCTGTCTTGCACGCCTGACAGATACCATGCGATACAGGATCATCAACTTTGGCATTTTCATCATCTCTGATTATCTTTTGACACCAAGCACATACGATTTTCATTATTTCACTCTCTCTCTGCGTATGTCCTTAGCTATTTTTGCTATCGTCAACGCATCCTTGCCTGATTTCAATATTCTGTTGGCTATCTCCACCGTCTTATCATTCGACTGCGGAACCCCCATGATCTCATGTAGCGATTTCTTGCTTTCAAATGACTCTAAAGCATCGGGCAAATCCATTAAGTGATTTCGTAAATATCTCATTTTATTTATTTCCTCTGTTATCCCACCACGCCTCGAAAGATACGATATTAGCCCTTATAAAATTAAACGCCTCATTTGCCACAGCCGACCTACCGTGTACCGTCTTGGTCAGCTTTATTGACTCTTTATCAAGCCAGTCAGCATTGACTGGCTCAAGATGAACGGTCTTTGCAACTTTCTTTTTTTCCATACTCAAAATTCTTTCGGCTGGACATGCCAGCCTGTTTGTTAATCACAAGACTTGAGAATCTCTTGCGTAACATTACAATCAATATTAAGATGTCTAAACTCACACCACTTTTTCACAATATCAGCAAGTGACGTCGTGGTGATTTCGAGTTCAGAAGGTGAAAACCAAATACGGAAAAATTCACGATCCCCAACGACTTTTTTCTCGATTGAGAATTTTTGCGTTGAGAAATCAAAGATTATGTCAGGAGTGAAAATTCTTACACTTCCATAGATTTTTGCTTCCGCCCATTTTTCACTGCCCTTAAAAACGAAATGCTTTTTGACAGTGTTGACGAAATTCTCTGTTAGCTTCGTCGTTCCAGCCATTAATATTGTCGTTTCAACTTTTTCTTTTTCATAGAACGAGGTCTTTAATGGTTCTGGCATAAGTGCTGATGTAATTTCTGGTGCAAGAACTTCTGCTAATTGATATTTTTGTTGTTCATTTAATTGTGTCATTTTTTATCTCCTTAGAGGTTTTTAGTAACTTCCATGCTGTCTGATAATGGCTCATGGCATTATGGACGCTTATGTTATAACGAGATGCTATCGTAGCAAAATCGTCGCCATCAGCCCTGCTGATCAGTATCAAAGATTTGATTGCGGCGCTGCGCCGACCACGCTTACCTTTTTTCTTTATTATTTTATAAAGAATACGTGCAAGCATAATACACGGAATTTTAGACTCACTGATTCGCAAATTATGACCGGTAAATGTTGTTGTGGCTCTCTTGATGTCAACGCTTCTCAAATTACGAATTTTATTGCCTTGGCCAGAAAACCCTTTTCCTAAAACTTGCTTATATATAAAACAACAAGCCCCTCTTTTCGCAGAGGCAAAAGTGGGATCTACGATAAATGCTACATTAGCTTCAGCAAGTAGGTCATCGTAATGTTCTACTTTAGTATCATAATTAAGATGATACGTACTGCATGCGTAATCTGTCGCTTTATATACAACCGGATCGTATTTCACCTCTCAAAACCTTTCGGCTTCCGCCTGTTTAATCATTTTCAGAAATTCTATAACCCTGTATTTTTTCTAAATATTTGGTCATTTTATCTGCTTGCTCTTGTCTTTCAACAGATGATAGTGTTGTGAAATCACTGTACTCTTCTTCTATTTTATCTGCGTTTCTTATATCAAATCTCATAACCTTCAACTCCTGACTTTCATCTTCTGTAAGTTTCATTAACAACTTCCCACCAACTTCAAGTCTGTTGCCATTCAATTCCGCTTCCCAGTTTTTTGTACCATCTGGGATGATAAATGTATTTCTTGACTTTTCATAGGTAACTTCAAAAACTCTCTTTCCCTTAACTATTTTACTCATTTCCCTAACTCCCTTTTTCATGCCTCGTAACTCATTAACTCTTACTATACTTATATTATACACCATAAAGAATTATTTGTCAAGCAAATAATTCATATATTTACACTTTTTTGAAATTATTTTTCAAGCCTGTTTTTGGGCAAAATAAAAGCCCCTGATTTCGGAAGTAAACAAGGGCTTCTGGTAGCGATGGCGTCTAGTTATGCAGTAACAGGTAGATTATTATAATCGTGGTTATCGGAGTGACTAATTGAAATATCGTATTGACGGTTCTGTAAAAATCTTTATGCGTGCCTTTCTCTTTTAGATGCTCATTCTCTAATTGTAAGATTCGTATATCGTGTTCATTTGATCTTAATGTTATTGCTAAACAGAAATCTCTTAGAGCAACGGAGATATGCCCCACGCTCTGCTCAATCTCCTGTAGGTCTTTTCGTATTTCATCTTGATCCATGATTCCTTTCAATAAGAATAATAAACATAATAATCACCCTGAGAACACTGAGATGTGTATGTCGTCTGCGTAAACCTGTTCGTCCATGACGATATGTAAAGCGTAGGATAGCCGTGCTGCGTAGTTGGACACCAACCATTGCAGACATACCCATTTCCACCGCAACCCATCATCATTGAGCAACTACAAGTGTCATTATACATATAGTATCCGTTCTGATACCATGACGTATAATTCCGTGTAGCGTATTGATAACTACAGTGCGTACATCCGCCTGTATAACTGTATTTCGTGTTATCAATAGGCTTCTCTACTTTATCTTGAAGATGCTCTATATCAGATGCAGACAATCCATGGAAAAGATCAGGCTTGGGTCTGGATGTGGGATCATAAGATTCTATATGCTTGATGAATGTGTCTTTATCAAATATCTTTGCACCTCTGAGCTTGATACTTATGTAAACGCTTGAATTACTTATTGTAGACTCAAATATTGCGATTAATTCTGGATCATAGTTCTCAATATACTCAAGAAAATGCGTAATATCAAACCCGATCAAGACATGTTGAGTTTCCATTATCTTTTTGATTTCATCTGGAATCCCGATCTTTTCATATTCTTGTCTCTCATTTTCGGAATACTCTAACAATATAGCCAATTCAATATCTTTTTCGTCTTGCCAAAAGTCCTCTATTTTTAGTCTCATTACAACCATCCTTTGATAAGGTTAATAACATTTAATAACCCAAATAACGCTATAACGATCCACTTGAACCAATCAGACCTTTCTTTTTTTCGGTCTGAATCTTTTTGTCTACACTTTTCTAATGCCTCAAGCCTCATATCATTCCTCTCAAAATGTGCAACTGTTTCAATACAAAAAGCGGAAAATAACTGCTTTAATTCTGATATGTTCCCGCTCAGATCTCG